TGAGGTTTGAGAAGTTTTTAAATCATTTTTTAAGGCAGCTAATTGCTTGTTAACGCCTGTAATGCCTTTTGAAAAGCTGGAATCATCAAACCCCATTTCAATTATCATTTTCCCTAAAGGTGTATCTGCCATGGCTTTCTCCTTGAACTTTTATTCTTAATTCAAGGATAAACAAAAAACGCCCTTAAAAAGTAGCGTTTTTAGCACCACTAAGCCAATTATCAGCGGTTTTTTTATTTAAAAAGTACACTCCTATTATATCATTTTTCTTTCGTCTATTCTCCATATTCTTTACGAAGCCATGCTCTATATTTAGTTTCTTCTAGAATGATAAGACCACCCCCATCATCATGATACTCGTAAACAAAAACACGCATCCAGTCTTGCCAATTTTCTTTATTTGCGTTGTGATAGTCCATCAAGATAATTTTTTCTTCGATGACGTCAGCTAATTGCATAACACCCTCTGTAACGAATCCTTTATAGTCTGTTTGCTTAATTTCTTGTTTAATACGGTACTTTTCAGCAATTTCGTGCGTGATTTTCATCTTAAAAGGGTTGCCTTTTTTAATATAAAGGATTCTGCTTGTTGGTATCCGTCCGCCTTTGATATCAAATGAAAGCAGTGTTTCATCATTATGACGATACACTATTAAATCAAATGTTTTAAATTTCATGCCTTACCCCTTAACAATTCTACTTGAATGTCATTTTCTAAAGTTGTGAATGTCACTACGCTTTGACCGTCAAACAAGCGGTAAACATACTCGTTAAGTTGGATAAAATGTCGTGATTTGGCTTTTAATAAGTCCATAAGCTCAAGAGCGATAGAATCGTCTAGGATATAAGTTTCCTTGTTTACTGGTTTGTTCATCTTGTGTAACCTCTCTTTTTAGTGTAAAATAGAGAGTAGAAAAGCTTTATTCAAGCTGCTCTACTCATGTTGTTTAAAATCCCGTGGCTCGCCAAAGTTTTGGGATTTTTTTGTGCATCATTTTTCAAGTCTTTTTTACTATTTCCTCTTTGTCTACTGACAACTGCCAGAATTCTTGTTCCTCGATATACGCATGGCAAATGCTGTTATTATATGTTAGGGCATATAGTTTATAGCCATTTCTTGGGCTGTAGAAATCATCTATAAATACTTGCAACGGCTGGATAGTTACGTAAGCACATTACGGAAAGCTAGGCAAACCGTGCTTTTTGTTCTTGGACGGATGATTATTTATTATTGATTAATTGTTCAAGGGCTTTTTCAACTCGCTCACCACGCTCTCCCGTAAGTTCTTTACGCAACCATACGCTCAACGTTGACGGATAAATACCGACAGCATCGGCAAGTTGATAGCTCTTAATACCATTCTCTATCATCTTTTGACGAATTTTAATATTTGACATTTACTCTCCTTAACTTTTATTACCAATCAATATTTTATAATCAATATTGATTGGTAATAATATCCTAGCAAATTATTTTGTTGTTGTCAAACAAAAAATTTCTGTTATAATATTACTTAGAAATAAATCAATAAGGATATATACATGATCGGAAAAAAAATAAAAGAATACCGTTTAAACCTAAAGTTAACGGGAGCAACGCTTGCGAATTTAGCTGGAATAAACCAGCCTTATCTATCCCAGATAGAAAATGAAAAAAAAATACCGCCTTTCGATACCTTTATGGATTTAATAAGGGAAATCGCTCAAAATGCTCCTATCATCCCTGAAAACTCTGATAAAATTTTAACAGAAGATAATTTTCAATTATTCAAAAAGCAATTTACGGTGACAAAAGGAGAGACAGAAAAAGAAAAATATTATAGTTATTCCGAAGATGGTGATTATGACTACGATTTTACAGGTCACAACACTACACTCTACACAATAACCCCTAATGTCTCAACTTATTCAAATCCTATCTCGTCATTTTATGTCAGAGACACCGAAAGTTTTGAACTTGAGTTTGATAAGATTCTAAGAGAATTCTATTTACTGCATAGTAACAATCAAGAAAAAGATGAAGGCTTTTTTCGTCCTAATCTTGTAGACTTTGAAATTAATGAAACTTCAGCAGATTTAATATATTATGTACCACAAATCAGAGCCTCTCTTTTTGAATGGTGGTACAACAAAATTCTATCCGATATAGTAGATAATCTCATTAGTGACGATAATAAAACCATAGAACTTTCTATTTCTGAAGGCCAACTACTCATGGAGATTGAGACTTTAAGAAATGCTAACGGAACCTTCTCCCCTACTAATTCAGAACATACTACTAATTTATCGAAAGAACTACTAGATGGTAAAATTGTAACTTTTGATTTTCGCTCAATTACTGATAAAAACGTACGTGCATTACTTGATGGTCAGCTACTTTCGAATGACGAATTAACAGCCCTCAAATTTACTTTGAATGGTATTAGATATAATCGAAAAAACAGTAATCAAAACAGCTACTTTGGACGAAAAAGACATAAGCTTATTGATGAAGGATATTTTGATAGTAACGATTAGAATAAAATTTCATTTTAATAATTAAATATTTTCATGATTTTCCATTATGCGCACGGCAAATGCAAAGAGGAGAATCAACATGAACAAACTAAATATAAAAGAATACAAAACAAAAGGCGGAGAGGTGCGTTATATTCTCCGTGGCGCTTATATTGGTACTGATGTGCTGACAGGTAAGCAAGTTAAAACAGATATCAGAGGACGTACAAAAACAGGCGTCAAGAATGAACTTGAACGCCTGAAAAATAATTTTAAAAAGAATGGTAACACCAAAGGTAAAGAATCACTCGAAACTTTTGGAGAGGTTGCTGAGAGCTTTTTTGAACTTTATAAGCTGCAACAAAAAGTTGGATCAATACGACAAATGAGATCTAACCTAGATACTTATGCTATTCCTGCTTTTGGAAATAAGCGAATCAGTAAAATTACTACTGCTCAGATTCAAAAACAAGTTATTGAATGGGCGAAGAATGCTGCAGAACCTCTTGGTGGAAAACAAAAACGTGATGTTGGTTCAGGAAAAGATTACAAATTACAACTTAACGTAATTAATCGCATTTTTCAGCATGCTTTATCAATTGGAATAATTGATAGAAATCCCTGTCATTCAGTAATCATTCCTAAAGTAAAAATTGATAAACAAAACAAAGAAGTAAAATTTTATACCAAAACAGAGCTGTCAGAGCTATTCTCACACATTGAAAGTCTGGACAATACAAAATGGTCCACTCAATACTTTAATGCTCTCCTACGCTTGCTTGTTGCTTCTGGCTTGCGTATTGGCGAAGCTATGGCCTTAGAGTGGTTTGATGTAGATTTAGATAATCAAACAATTTCTGTCAGTAAAACAACAGTACAACGTACTGTTATACAAGATACACCGAAAACAAATAAAAGTAATCGAGTAATCAGCATTGAT